AGGTCGTCATAGCGCATCTCATCTTGGTTGAGTAGGTTGTACTTGGCCTTGCGTGAACGTGCGTAAACCTTTGCATCCCACTCAGTCTTTAGAGTTGCCATGTGGGTAGCCCTAGTATCTTCATCAGCATAAGCATCAGCACCAAAGCGAGATACAATCTCTTTCCATAGTGAAGAGTCTGATGCGTTCCATTCTTTTTTATTTAAAAAGCTCATAATAGTTTCCTTAACTTAGACGGCAGCCGCCCCATTGACAATGGCCTGTGTAGTAATCTGAAGGTGGGCCAGTCTTTACTGCCATAGTATCGCCAGACGTTAGAGGTATTACACAAGTAAAGGTTATAATTTTATCGTCAGCATTTACTGCAAAAGCTAGGTAGTTACCTGCATCCTGCTGCAAATCTAAATCACTTGAGTTCTTTAAAAATCCAAAGCCATTACCTACATCACTTTGTGCGGTATACATAGAAAACCAAAATAGATAAACACCTGTTGTGGGGGCTGTATACTTATAGGTTGAAGTATTAAAGTTTCCACCTGTGTCAAAACTATCCCCCGTAGAAACATCATTAAAGGGTATTACATAATCAGCAGCAACCGAGAACCAGCTATTAGAAGGTATCCTTGCAGCAAACGCCTGTGAACCTGCCTTTAGTGCGGTGTCCCAGTTATCACTACCTCGTATTACTGTAGCCATTATGCACCCACCCCATCGGTTAACGTAGCCTCGTCCACTGCCCAAGCGTTACGAAATGTGCGGTCTGAGGGTACAACTGAGTCGTCCACAATCTTAAACTTCAATCCCGTTGGTACGTCTTTCAAAGCAGTCTGTGCGTCAGTAAGTGTGCAGTTAGCTGCTGGTGTGATTACGGCTACACTGCCGTCTGTGTTTTGATATATGATTTTCATGTTCATGCTCCAAATACAATTGTGTGAATACAGTCTGCATCAACTAAAGAACTACTTGCGTATATAACATTTCTTGCTAAACCAGTGGTGTTATTGTTCTGCTCATTCATGGCGAAACCTGCTGCTGTTGTGCCGCTTCCGTTCATAGTTACGCTTACCGCATAATTGGCATTTGACATGGCAGTGCTAAAGTTAACTAAATGTATTCCTGTACTAAAATCTGTAACACTGCTGACGCCATAAGAATCTCTAATTCCAACAGTATCTTTCTGGTCATAGTTAACCCAAGCCTTTGCCATACGCTTATCTAACGCTGGTATGCTTGGCTGAGTCGTTGTTGAGCCGTCTGCTGCTAGGAGTGTCCCTACTTTGATTGTACTCATTATGCTTGGCCTCCCATGACTAATGCTGAACAGAACGCACTATCTGCCCAAGAAGCATCATCCCTTCTAATAAACACATCAAAACCTGCTGTAGTCAAACTGGCGGCACTAGAATTGAAAGTAGTTGAACCACCAGTGAAAAGAGTAGCGTAATTGGTATTGGGCATTGTTGCTGTAAATACCACTCTGTAATACCCCACATTTAAATCTGTGATGCTTGATACGCCCTCAGAATCTTTTATTGCAACTGTGTTTTCACCATTAAAACTTACCCAAGCCGTAGGTATTAAATGCTGTGACTTCACAGTAGGTATGCCACCCGTGACGTTTGTTATATCGTTTGCTTTGATTTGAGACATATTAAATTATCGTCCATGTTGAGCCAGAAGTTACCGTTACCACTACGCCACTGTTCAGACTGATAGGCCCAAATGACCCCCCGTTTTCCGTACCAGCGAAGGTAATTGACGTTGCTATGACCTTGGAGTTGGTTCTTATGACAGAATCGTCACCTAAACTTGGCCCCCCACCTCCAATCTCACCCCACCCTGCGGCTGTGTAACCTTCAAAAGCTGCCTCAGTAGAGTTGTATCGTAAACGACCATTCGCTGTGCCTGATGGACGCTGTGCCGTAGTACCTTGTGATACTTGAAATGAGCCTGTGGAGGTGTTGGTCACATCACCCGATAACGCACCGCCTGCCTTGGGCAAAGCTGCATCTGCGGTTACACCATCGGCTGCTACATCTCGACCATCAAATGTGGAGTTAGTCGTTATGGCTCCCGTCATAGCACCGCCAGCCTTTGGCAAAGAAGCAGCACTACGAGTATCAGACACCTTCATTTGGGTGTCGATAAGATTAAGGTTAGTGTTAATCTTAGTACCCCAAGTATCTTCTGAGGCTCCAACTTCGGGCTTCGTTAAGCCATAATTGGGTGTGGTTGTATCTGCCATTTTACTTTCCTATTCGTTAATCTTTTACAAGGTTGTCCAAGTTGCGCTATCTGTTGGCTTAGTAGCCCACGTTGCTACATCAATGGGTAAAGGCTCATACTTATAACGCCCTGTTGCCGTCATGTCTGATACCGCTTGTATAACTGCCGAACCGCCCATCTTGGCAGTACCATTAGCCGTTACACCCGACACAGCGTTAATAACTGCGCTTGCAGACACCACATAAACCGCATCAGCCGTTACAGTGCTTACCGCCTCAATAGACGCTTGCCCTTGTCCTATGTCCTGTCCAGTAGCCGTAACAGTGCTTACAGCCTCTATTACTGCGCTGGCGTGACCAAACTTTTGCCCATTAGCCGTGACTGCTGATACTGCATCAATCTCAGCACTCGCTTGAAAAACCTGTTGAGCCGTAGCCGTGACAGCAGAAGCAGCAGCAACAATGGCAGCAGCATCTACATAAGCAGCCTGCCCATAAATATTGATGCCATAATATGCTGCGCCATAACCATTCATTCTAGGTTAGGGTTATGTCAAATTCGCCAGCCTGGAACCGAAATACGTCACCACTGCCAATGGGCTTACTAGCTGTTAACGCTGTCTCAGCAAGCATATTGCCGCCTGTTGCTGCATCTAATACTGCCGTATGCGTAATGGTTCCCCACACACCCGTAGCCGTTGGAAACTCGACAGCAGCCGTATTGTCGATAGCACCCGATACAGACGCATCAAAAGCCATAGCCTTGCGTGTGTAGCCATTGCCCGATACTTCTGTGCCTGTACCGCCTGCACCTGTGGCTGATGTGTACAACCCAATGTAAACAGTAGAGGGTGGTGTGTATGCCGCATTTCGGAATACATGATCTAATACTTCGTTTTCAAGGAAAGTCGTGAATGACATATTAATAAGCACCTATTTTCAAGCGTAGGCCAGAGCCACTCGCGGTTGATCGACTGCTTGCGGTATTAACTCTAGCCACAGCAGCAGAATAAAGAGCAGCCCATGTTGAGGCTCTTTCATCTTCTTTTAAGTAAGGTGCGCTATGAAGCAAAGCACCATACAAATAAATGTCGGGGTGATAAGTTAACAACCAGTTAGTGGTTACTGAATCAGATAGCGTGGGAATCTTGGCGTAATACATTAAGATTGCGCTGTATGAACCATCAGGCGTTGGGAATACTTCAAACTGTGAACTGTTAAGGCTGTAGTTGGTTGGTGTGCCTGTGGAGTTGTTACGCGCTGCTCGGCTTGCTTGCATAGTAGCCAGCGACATAAAATCTAAACTGCTTGTGCCTGTCGTAACCAGGTGAAATCTTATAGTCGATAACCAATCGGTGGGTATGCCTGTAAACTGGCTGTCAATGGTTGTTTCAGCGCGTGTCTCCATGCGCCAGTGTCTAATCTCATTGTTAATTGACGATTCAGCTAGGCTAATAAAATCAGGAATAGTAGCCGTTAGATCATCACGATTTAAGAAATTAGCGATTGATGTTTTTAACTCTGCGTAAGTTGAGATAGCCATTAAATTAATTCCAATAATGATGCAGGGTTACTTATCTTTGTGTTTTTTGACTGCCCTATGTCGTAAAGCCCACTTAAAAGCCCTTTAATCATTTCGGGCGTTGCAAACTCACGTTCACCTGTTTGCTCATTAACTCTAAATGGCAATATGTCTGTCCTGTCCCACCCTGTATCGTCTGAGAAATTGCTTTCAAATGCTTGCTTGTTTTGTAGGTATTGCCTTTCTGCATTAGTCAGGTAAGCGTCTGTATTACCCTGCATATAAGATGATAGGTTAGATGGTTGGCCCGT